TTACTTTTCCGGTATTTGAGAAATCCACAGCTCGCATTTGTTGAACAGCGCCATTATTTCGATCGCAACGCCCTGATCTGATCCAGTATCGCTGATTTCTCCGCTTTGTCGATTGTCAGCCTTTCCGGGCACGGCGTTTCTACCGCAGCTGGTACGCTTTGACATCCGGTTAGCCAAAGCTGCAGCATCACGCTGCAAATCAGCACTGTGTTTCGCGTAAGTTTCGATTGCATTGCTTTTCCTCTCCTGTAGTGCGTCGTTTTCGATTTTTACTTCTACCATTTTGCGTTGCAGCAGCTCTTTCGACGATCGCTCAAACTGAGCCATGTCTTTTTCATGCTGCACAGCCTCAATATGGTGCTTCCATGAAAAGTAAGCGCCGATCACGATTAAAAATACAGCGGCATAAATTGCAAGTTTTATTTGTAATGGACTCACAAATACTCCTTATATGTCTTAAAATGTCATTAGTTGCGGAACGTTAGCCTGTAGAGTCGCAGCGCTCATGCACTGAGACGCTGGGCCATTAGCTAGAACATAAACACTGCTAGGCTGTATAAACGTGTTCGGATTTATGTTGGCGCTGACGAAATACAGTCTTTTCTCTGATCCGTCGCTTGGGATTAAGCGAAAACAACTGCTACCTACAGCAGGTGTGCTGTTAATTCCTGTTAAATAACCCATGTTTTGATTATTTGGCGGCGCTTCCGGGTAATAATCCGCACCAACTTGCCCCATTATTTCTATTGCAGAGCTGTTGAGAGGGTTCCCGTCAGTCGATACCATTTTCATTGCGCATGATACAAAAATTCCGCCTATGTCCGTTGCGTCGAGAGGCGTATTTACAGCTAATAAACCGCTATGCAATATTCTATATTTAGAACCAGTTGGTGGTATTGTATCTTCTGTTAATCTATCGCCAGCCACTTTAACTACATTGAACGCTGGCATATTTAATCTGGTTTTTCTTATGCCGTCGGCTGATCCATCTGTCGTTGTGTAGTCCATTGTGTAATATGAGGATGTCCAATCTCTGAGGCGATCTACCAGCGTCGAAATCAAAATCCATTTCTGTTGCGCAATCGAAAAATACTGCATTTGCATGTCGTAAACTATTATCCCTGCGTTAGTGCAGCGATTATTAGCGCCAGCGATGATTCCACACCAAGGAGCGGGTCTATTCCATTGATCATTTAGCAAATGATAACCATTGTTTCCAGGGGTGGACCACCCTGGATTAACACTTTTAACTTTGGCCAAAAAATCTGGAGATATAGCATCGCCGTGACAACGATTACCCATTGTTATAAATGCCTGAAACGGCCACTGAGGCCCTGGCGCCGGGGTGCTCATAATAGGCGTTTCAGTCAATCCCATGCTGCTTACAAGATCGGCGTAGGTGATTTTGGGATATTTAAAGCGCAAATTCATTTCAATTCCTTTTTAAGGGACGAGCGACACTTGCAGGCGCTGTATATTAATAGTTTGATTATTTGGGAAACATGCAATCACTACATAGATGTCAGTATCGGTGCTGATGGCGCGGTCTAGGTATGCGTTGCCGAGCGGTTTAGACAACCCTTTCTGATCGTGCATTGTCCCAAATGTTGTGAATACACCAGCATTACTGACTCCCAGCTTCGTAATCCTCGCCGCGACATCAAATGTAATTTCATCACCGGCTGTCGGCACAATGACGTCGGCCAGGGTGGTGGTGGATGCTGAATTAGCGTTTCCTAGCAAAACTCGAAGATAGGGAGCTAGCGCCCCAGCAGCGTGTTTGTAACTCACCAAAACTCTGATGCCACAATTCAAATAGAGAAATTGATATGGTATTTTTGGATTTCCTTCCGGCAGGGCGATCGCAACTGCCGAGCCATTTGTCGGGTCACCTGTTATCTGTGCGACGTACGATGTATATGGCGCATAAGCGCTATACACAATCTGTTCGCCAGCTGGCATCAATACTTCTCTGTCCCCAACCATCTTTATCGGAACTTTTGTTGCTCCACATCCAGACAGGCATGCAGGATCAATTAAAACCTCATCCCCGGCATTAACTTTCCACGGGTATGGCTGTGCGCCGAGCGTCCATAATTTTGGCTTTATGTCGATGATGTCTTCTCCGGAAACGAGATAATCAGGAGATCCACTTGAAGGACTCAATCTTGGAATTCGCAGAGCTTTACTTTCTTCATCAACATCAACATCTGACGGAACACTTACTCCGAACATCATTACCTCCACACCTTGTAGATATAAACCGTTCCTGCTGAGCCTGGATTGCCTACGATGGCGATTCTGTCGTTTTCGGCTACGTCATACAGCCATATGGTTTTTTTGGGGATTATGTCTTTGGCGGTTGTTGGCGTCAGGCTGCTGAGATCGCCTTGATCAATCTTGATAAAACACAGCTCGGTTGCATAAACTTTATATGAACCGGCTGGTAGCTGAGATGTTTGCGCAGCACTGCCAGAAATACTCAGAGGTTCAATATCCGGTGTACCTTTTATATAGAGTCCTTCCATATTCCCTCCTATAGATCGAGCAAACCTTTCGATTTGAGCCACATCGCCAGTCCCACAGCGACAACGCCAATCAACCAAAGCGCTTTACTGACCACGCCCTTTCCAACCTCCCGGTAAACCTGATCCGCCATTTTGTTTAGCGCCCTTTCAGCAGCTCTTTCGGCGATCTCCTCAACTTGCTCTTCTGTTAAATACGGGCATCCGCCGCCTGGGTCTTTGTCGCTCATCTAGTACCTCTGATTTGTTGATTAATAATCAGCCCGCAATACCAGGCTCAGATGTTTGCGCCAACAATCAGGCCCAAGATAAAGCTGCCCAGTACCACAGCGCCAGTGATCAATGCCGTCCATCTGCTGCGCACCGTTTCCTCAAGGTATGAATCGACAAATTGATCTGCTTGCGCGTTAGCAATTTCCAGTTGTTGAAAACTTTTATCCGCATTTTTCTTGGCTTGCACAATCGCATCCATAACACGCTCCTGCACTTCGTTCACGCTGCTGGTTTTTACAGCTTCGTGAATTTTGGCCAAGTCATTTTCAAGTTGCGTTCTGATTTCCTTTAGCATTTCCGTCTCCAAAAATAAAAAAGCCGCGTTTTATCGCGGCTTTGGTTGATAAATTCAGTTCAGTTCCTGGTCATTCTATTTTCAAAACTTTCAGTTCTTTTTTCTTGGTATCGCCCCGGCCAACGCTGCTCTTGCCCTTGTTCCCAGCATTAATGCGGATTGTGGTGATCCATGCCGATTTGGAAAAACTTTGCTCGACCGACTCGATCAGATATACGCCATCGGCTTCGCTCTTTATGCCGGTCAGTTCCAGCCACTTTTCCGCGCCCACATCGGCGCGTCCTTTCATCAATTCGATGCGGCCGTTCAGCGTCGATCTGTTTAACGCAGTCATGCGGCTGGCTGCCGCGGCTTCGGCTTCTTCACGTGTCGGGTGAATATGGCGATCGGTATGCTTCGGCGCATGGGCCGATCCGGGTGCCGATGCATTGGGCAGTGCAATCGTCTGCAGTTGCCCCGTTTCTCGATTGTGATAACTGGTCCGCACTTCGCTAAATAACGCACGATCCGGAAACGACAGCGAATAACTGGCGATATCGTCGCGGTGCAACGTGATCGACGGCAATTGCCGTCCGCTGCCGCTCTTACCATCCCCGCGGGTGATTACAATCAGCTTGCCGTCCTTCACCGTCGCCGTGGCGCCGTACTGTCTTGCCATCCGGGTGATGAAATGCATATCGGATTCGTTGATTTGATCCGCGCGAGGAATCGGCGGATTAAGCGGGCAAAACGGCCACAGTCCGTTATCCCGAGCGATATCGCCGGCAATCGCATCCAGCGTGGTGTTTTCCCAAGAGCGGCGCTTTTGCTCTTTTAGTGATGCCACCAGATCGCCCGGTTTGCCACGGATCATCATACTTTGCGGGGGGCCACTGATTTCTATTTCATCAACCTTGTATCGGCCAATGAATACCAGCGGTTCGCCCGCGTAACCCAGGCTGATTTCTAGCGTCGCGCCCTTTTTAGGGAAAGCAACCGCGCCGTCACGGTCATCGATCACGATTTCGCAATCATCCGATTCCAGACCAGGCTTATCGGTCGTGCGCAATGACAGCAACCGGTCACGCAGCAGATCGGTGATGTCCTGGTTATCCGCGATAACCTTAAAATCCGGCTTCAACGATCAGCTCCATAACTGCACTGGCTTATCGACCTGCACAGGTAAATCCGGCAGTCTGATGATGATTCCGGACACAAACGGCTGCGGCAGCTTTGCTAGACCTGGATTGGCTGTCATGACTGCTTCAATTGTGCCGGCCAGGCTGCCATAGTAACGATAGCAGAGCGTATCCAACCGGTCGCCGTCAGATGTTCTGATAATCTTCGCCATAGCGCTGGAACTCTAATGTGAATTGCTGCTTGCGCGGCATGCCATCGGTAAACAAGCTGCTTTGTTCTTCCTCAATGCGCGTCAGGTACCATTGCCCGAGCGTTTCGCCATAACCGGTGGTCAGATTTACCGGAGTCATTGCATAGCCTATGCTGCGCAATCGATCCAGTTGACCGGCGCCGGATTTCTTGGTGAATATGGCACCGCTGACGGTAATGGTCTCCCCGCCCCTGGATACCGCTTGTAGCGCATCACTGCGGGTAAGGCGGCTTTGCGCAGAAACGTTATAACTCGTTTGCCGCCGCAACGTGTCATACCCAGCTGTAGATAGGTTAAAGTAATAACTTTCTCCGCTTTGCGAGGTCAGCACCAGCAAGTGCGCATGAGCCGCACCGGCATCCGGTAGCCCGCCGCGAAACCCGCTCAACAAATCACTTGGCGATAGCGTAGTCAGTTCGATATTTTCCAATCCGGCGGCACCCTGACCGAATGCCGCATTGAAAGATTTCTGCACGCCAGTGAATATTGCGTCAACTGCAGAAATAGAATCATTTATCCCGCCACCAACACCATTAATGATGCTCAGCGGATCGCCGCCGGAAATACCGGTCACGCCTTGCATAATGCGATTACCCAGCGTGCGTGCCAATGAAATGGAATTGCCGATGCTGCTTAAACCGCGCGCTGCTGCAGCTGCATCAACCCCCAGAACACCGCTGGCTAATAGACTATTTGCTTGCGTGAGCGCCTGCCCTGCCGCCTGCATGTTGACAGTACCGGCGCTTTCAATTCGGCTTAATGAGTCAACAAGCAGGATCAGTTTCTGTGCCGCCGTGCTGCCCGTAGTAGCGCTGCGCGTGACGATTCCCTGCATGCGCCGGGTTTGCTCGCAGGCAACGCTACAACGGGTTGCAGCCGTATCGATTAAATCATTGAACATTCCGCGACCTTATTGCGCGTAGGCAGGATCGAACATAGAACCATTGGCCGCCCGGTTTTGTTTTTGCTCAAACAAACGCTCCAAATGAGGCAGGATTTCGCCAGCAATGCGGCGCGGGTCTTTGACATCGCCTTGCACGGTAACTTGGATCGTTGGTGAGAAGGCGTTATTTTGCATCATTGGTTCGGTCATCGCCTTGTTCGCCGCTGCTTGTTCTGGATGCAATTTATCGTAAATCCAGCCTCCTAGCGTGGTGTTTTCGCCAGTCATTTTTGATAACCCATTATTGATAAGCGAACTAATACCTGTACCGATGGCATAACCGCCAGTCAACGCACCCAATAAAGGAAACGCAGCTTTGCCTGCCAGCGCCATACCGCCGGATGCAACCGCACCACCGGTACCGGCCAGACCAAGAGCGCCGCCGATTTTCGCGCCACCAGCAGCCATCAATCCCCCGCGCAGAATATTGAATATTCCACTCGCGATCTTGAAGGCTCCAAGTACCGTTTTAAAAATAGCGAACGCGGAAGCTATTGCCAGAATGCCTTGCGTGACACCAGGAAATTGATTGGTCAACGAAGATATTGTCTTGCCGATATTAATTAATCCAGTTGCTACCGTATCCGTAATCGGGCGCAGTGCATCGCCGATGCTGACCATCATTTCGTCAAGCGCCTGCCCCACTTCCCGCCATTTCTGAGCGGAAGCTGCCCGCCGGTCTGCCAAATCCTTCTCGATCTTGGCTTCACCGTCCGCTGCCTGAATCAATCTCAGGTTGCTTTCGTGCAATTTCTGGTTCTGCAGCACGGCTAAAGCGGCTTGTTTCGCCTGTCGGTCTGATATGAATTCCGACAATCCGGCGATTTCAAGATAGCCGTTCAGCATTTTCTGAGCTGCTGCGGGGTCTTGCGCTTCGGCAATTTGCTTTTGCAACTCTGCCATTTCAGCAGCTTTGGCCGGATCGGTTTCCCGTGTTGATTCTTGAATCAGTTTCAGAAAGGCGGTGATCGGATCGAGTCCACCGGCAATCGCTGCTTGCATGGACTCTGTAAGATTGATCCCTTTTTTGTCAAATTTAGTCTTACTATCCTCAGACGTAATCTTGCTCAGCAAATTGGCTAGATTATTCGCCGCTTCATCCGTGCTGCCAGCCGCTTTCATTTGCGTTTGCAGCATATTGGCCAGCTCTATCGTGCCACGGTCTCCTGATAATCCGAAGCCGGTCATTTGCGGCATCAAGGCTGCAAAATGCTTGGCCATGTCCTTGGCTTCAAAGCTGCCCAGATCACCGGCCACAGCGACTTTCCCAAGCGTTTTTTCCATCAATGCCGGATCGGTAATTCCTGATTGACGAAGTGCCAGAATCATCCGCGCCACATCTTCGGATTGCGCATTCTGGCTGATCGAGAATCGCGCTATTGTTTTGGCCATGCTGGCAGCTTCTTCAACTGCCATACCACCAGCTACCAGGGTGTTCACCGCCTGAGCCAATTCATTGCGATCCATTCCGGCGCTCTGCGCATCCCTGCGGATGCCTTGCCCTAACTCAGTTTCCTTGCCAGTACGGGCAATTCCACCTTTAATAGCGATATCGCGGATAATGGCCTCATAGTTAGCTGCAGCCATTGTCGGAATAACCGTTGCGCCAACCACACCGGCAATTGCCCTACCGGATTCCTTAATATTTTCTATGCCCTCACCAACCTTGAGCCGCCCGGCAGCGCCTAATTCCAACCCCTTGACTGTTTTACCAAGCTGATCGTATTCGCGCTTAAGATCGCTTACGCCAATTCCGTGTTGCTTCAATACATTGATATTTTTATCGTGCTTTTCCTTGAGTCTGGAAAATGCATCAGTTCCTGCGGCCTTTATTAACTCTTCACGCAGGCGTATCGTATCTCCGACCATCGACTGAAAGCCGCGCGCTTTCTCAGCTTTATTTTTAAAAACATCAATCTTCGATGATGCTGAATTGATCGCACTGGAAAAGCTCGCGCCGACCGCGCCGCCGATGATCATCCCTAAACTGATGTTATTGCCGAATGCCATGATAACCGCCCATATCTTCCAAACTACCGAGAAATCCTCGGTAGTTGCTGGTATCAATCAAAAGAATAACTTCAACAGCGTTTCAACCACTCGATAAAATCCGGTAGCTCCAATTCATCGATCTCAGATGGTTGGAAATGGTATGTTCTGGCAATCCTTGCCATGCCGTCTGTCAATGGCGGAGTAAAAAGGTACCAAATAGCGGGCGAAGAGTGTACCAATTAGGTTAATAAAAAAGAGGTTTTGACCTCTGGTTCTGCGCTTCTGATTTTCTATTTTGAGGTTGTTGCACGGTCAACATCATTTATATTGGTTAGCATCCTCCTTTGTTGATTTGGATTGTCCTATCTGTTTTTGCCGTTTTTTGCTTGCAGCCAGGCGATAAGATTCGCCATTCATTTCGAGAATATGGACATGGTGGGTTAAACGATCCAGTAACGCGCCGGTTAATCGCTCCGATCCAAGAACACTTGTCCACTCATCAAATGGTAAATTCGATGTGACCAAGGTGGCACCATTTTCATAGCGGCGGCTGAACACCTCGAATAAAAGCTCTGCACCCACTGCGGTAAATGGCACGTAACCTAATTCGTCGACGATCAGCAACTTGACGTTTGCTAAATGTTTTTGCAAGGTACGCAATCGCTTTTCATCACGCGCTTCCATCAATTCATGCACCAACGCTGCAGCTGTCGTGAATAAAACGCTCATGCCTTTCTGACAGGCGGCCAGCCCTAAAGCTAATGCGATATGAGTCTTGCCAACACCTGAAGGGCCTAGTGCAATGATGTTCTCGCGCTTGTCGATCCATTCACAGCGCATCAATTCCAGCACCAGAGATTTATTCAGTCCAGGAATAGCAACAAAGTCGAATGTGTCCAAGCTCTTAGTCACCGGGAATTTGGCCTGACGTATGCGCCGCTCGGTATTGCGTTGTTCACGATCAATACATTCCAGCTCGCATAATCGTAATAAAAAACGTGCATAGTCTATGCCCTCACGTGCGCACTCGATACCTACTTTCTCATATTCACGTGCAAAGGTCGGTAACTTCAATGTTTTGAAGTGATTGATCAGCAAGACTTGTGGTGCAACCGTGGTAGGGATAGACGTATCAGTCATAATGCACCTCCGCAACCTGCTGATTTGCTTTTGCCAGTAAGCTTAAGTAGGATCTGGGTTCAGTGGATTTAACACTGGCACGGGGCAAATAGGGATAGAGCGTTAAGTCTAGCTTAGCCGGTCGGTGTTCTATCGCACATAGAATCAAATGTTTGATGGCATCAAAACCAATTGTGCCAAATTCCATCGCTTGTGTGATTGCCTGCTCAACCTGTGCTTGGCTGAAATTCTCCAGCAACCGCAAAACCTGGATATATTCCTTTCGGCCCCGGCGTTCCATGCGGATTTCCAGCAATCGACGCAGTCGATCGAATACTCCAGGTAGCAGCCAATCTTGCAACGGTGCTGCCTGATCAAGCGCACGTGGCTTTTGTTCCAGCAACGCCAGGTAGTGCAGCGGATTGTAAACGAATTCTTCACGACCATAGCTGCGCGCATGTCGCGCTATGATGTCCGCGCCTGAGCAAATATCGACGCGATCCACATAACCTTTGACTAGCACTTCTCGGTGTCCATATTGGGTGGGTACTGAGTAATCGTTGCTTCGATAACGTACCAGCGACAATGAAGATACGCGGGTGGAAATCTTATGGCAGGCATCAAAAGCAACTGCAGGTAAAACCATCAGTGCAGCCGTATCGCGTTTCATACGCTCAGCAATGGTTTCAGTTTGACCGCGTAGCTTAGCTTGTTGGCGCTTGACGCACCCATCCAGCAATTTTGCATTCAGAGCATTGAAATCGGAAGCCACAGGTCGCGGCACCATGAGATGGCGACGACTGTACCCAACCATGCCTTCAACATTCCCCTTGTCATTGCCGCGGCCAGGCCGTCCAAACTTGTCTTCAAACAGATAGTGACTTTGCAGTTCACTAAACGCCTTGGTACGCTGACGTTTGCCATCGCCCAGTATCTTGGCCACCGCAATCTTGGTATTGTCGTACAGGATCGATTGCGGCACTCCACCCAAAAACGCAAATGCAGCGATATGCCCATCCAGAAAGGATTCGGTGTCTTCAGTTGGATAGGCTTTGACAAAGCAACCATCCGAATGCGGCATATCAAGGCAGAAATAATGGAATCGAACCAGTTTGCCGCCAATATAGCCATCGGCCTCACCAAAATCTACCTGCGCATGACCAGGTAGGTGTGCCAGTGGCATGAACATCTCTTTTTGCCGAGTTGCAGCTTTGTGAACATAGTTGCGTACAATGGTATAGCCACCAGTGAATCCATGTTCATCGCGCAATCGCTCCAGTATCCGCACCGCAGTATGGCGCTGCTTGACATGAACTTGTTTGTCGGCTTCCAGAATGGCATCAATGATGCCCGTGAATCCAGCTAGCTTGGGGGAAATGGGGTCTTTCTTGCGCCGGTAACCCGGCGGCACTGAATACTGGCACATCTTCTTGACAGTCTTGCGGTGAACTCCAAAATATCGCGCAACTTCACGCTCGCTTTTGCCTTCAACCATTACCGCTCGTCGAATCTTTACATATAGTTCCACTGTATACATCCTCATCGCCTTTCACCTGATACTCATCGCATCAGCTTACAGGCTTAAGATTGGTACACTTTTATTCCGCGATTGCGACGAAATTTAGCGCGCCTCAGTGGTACATTTTTACACCGCTATTTATAACCCCAGGGTCCCCGGCGGATATTCTGCACATCTAACCCGCAAAGCTCTGGACAACACCGCACAATCCCTTAGAGTCCAAGCCATAGCCTGTTTGTTCCGCTGCTTTAGTGGGCTTACACACAAAACAAAACACCCCACTGGCCATAAGCCAAAGCGAGGTGCTTAAAAAAACAAAAAAGCCCGGAGGTTTTAACCTGCGAGCTTTATAGACGGAATTACTTCAAGAATGGGGGAAATATACCTGGTTTGTTTAATAGTTACAAGAAAATTAAATCACTTTCGGAAGTAATTATTCATACAGGCATTCATGCCCGTAAGCTCGATACTGTTAGTTTATTTGCACAAACAGATAGAGAAATAAAAAAATCTATTCAAGTTTTTTTGAAAAGAGACGAACAAGCAGACAGAAGCCAAAATGCTTTTACGCAAATTGGCCTCTGGATTACACCCATCATGTTTTTAACCGACATGACTACTCTGGAACAGTTGTCATATCACAACATAACAGGAGAACATATTATGGCACTTTTCATATTATTATTAATAACTAAGCTTATAAGAAGCATTATTAACAAAATAGTAAGCGGCAATAACCCAAGCATTCTTGAATTTATTTTATTACTGCTTTTACTACTGCATCTAATTCTACTCAGAAAATAATTCCGTAAATTAATTAACACCCCCGTGGCAATACCACGGGGGAATCACAAATAAAAGCAACTATTTATTCCCAGCCGTACTAGCTGCCCTGAAATTAACTTGCAGCGCTTCGGTATAAATCCTTTCCAACGCTTTATCTGCTGCTATGAGCGCTTCGCGCATGGCAATGAATTCATCCCAGGGTGCGGAAACATCGTGACCATCCGCCCGCATTTCGTTAAGCAGGTGCATCAGTGGGGAAATGAATGCTTTGGTATTGGCCAACATGGACATGTTGAGCCTGGCCGGGTGTTTGCCATTCGCTGATACAAAGCCGGATTGTTCCAATAGCTTGCGCGGATAGTTGTAGCGTTTGGGTTCCGGGGCTGGGAGTGCTTTGCTAGTATTACCAGCTTTGCGTTCCAGCGAAATAAAATACCGGCGAATCTGGCGGCCTTTGTCGTTGTTCTCTACCATCGCCAGTTCTTTGGCCATGTCCAAGGTGAGATGGTATTCGGTGCGCCTTTTACCAGGCTTGCCGTCGGACCTATTTCCGAAATTTAGGAAATAGTCTTCGTCTTGAATAAAACTGTAATGATTGATGCGACCATTAATCCAATCCGCGAATTTTGTGCCTACTGCCAAAAAACAATGAAGATCACGGGCATTGCAAAGCTGAATAGATTGATTGCTGATTGTGCCAGTGAATACCGGTACTAAAGTGGTATTTGTCATGATGTACTCGCTTTTAAGTTCGTTGAACGAACCGCTCTACCCGACTGCCATCGGGTGGGCGGAACTGAACAGGTGGCAGTACCGGAAAAGCGCACCGGCGGCCTTGCGGCCCCTGCCCAGCCCGCCCATAAACTATGAGCACACTGAGGCAATAAAAAAGCCGCATTGCTGAATACTTTGCAGCCTATCGCCGCTTTTACCAGGACTGCCATCCCGACCACGTTTTTTTCGTGGTAAAGGAAGGATAAGCCTGCGCGGACAAATTTGTCAATACATTGAAACTGTTGTACGGTTTGATTATTTCTTAAAAACCAATTGGTATAACTATGGATACACTCTTGCAATGGCTCTTCACAGGCATTTTCTACCTCTTTCTTTTCAGCATTGTCGTTGCAATAATTGGATGGCTCATCATCAAGTCGATTGAGTGTTATATAGAAATACGCTCCATGTTTAGTAAAAAACCAGATCATTATGAGTTCCCAACTGATGATAGAACCTATAGCTATGAAAACGATGATCTTTGGGAACGGTTCGACTTTGCCGGGGCCAGAATCATCCCGGCTTTCGGCGACTACAACATCACCTACACAGATCAGCAGGGAATGACTACCAATCGAGACATTAGTGTAATCCGTGCTTTTGAAAACAGAGGCAGGCATGCTGTCAGCGCCTATTGCCACTTGCGTGAAGATCAGCGAACGTTTGTCGATGAGCGCATTAGCCGCGCTGTTGATACTGCCACCGGGGAAATTGTCAGAAGCGTCGCAAGACACGCGATTGATAAATTTTCCGAAACACCGGAAGGCCAAGTCCTCAAAGCAATTGATCGCGAAACAATGGCCTTGTACCTGCTGGCTTTCGTTTGCCGCGCCGATGGTCGTATGCTTAAGGCAGAGCGCATGATTATTTCTGATTATTTGAAGCGCCGGTGTCACGACATTGATCTGGATGATACTAAACTTGATAACGCAATCAAAACTCTTGGTACACCAGACAAAAACGAATTCAAAAAAATCATTGCCGACATGAAAGCCGCCGGTGATATTGAACGGCTGCGCGACATTACCGATTGCGCAAAACGCATTGTCGCAACCCAGAAAACCGTCGATCCGCTTGAAAAGGCGGCGATTGAGATACTGGAAACAGCGAGCAATTGAGTAAGCCCGATCAAGTGCGGTTGTCAAATTCATGATATTGGGTGGCTTCCCCAATGTTGGATAGAATGAGAGCTCGACCAACTCATTCCCAACAAAGGAGAAACCATGAAAGATTTTATATATGAAGACATTGCTGCTTGCCTTACCGCGCTCATTAACGTTCTCGAAAAGCATGGAATACCGCGTTCCGAAATCGCCGAAGCATTTCAAGAACGATTTTTAACCATGAAATCAGTGTATCCACGGGATACAGAGCAACTCTTCGTGCTATTACACGGGGCTGCGACTCAGGTGGGTAAGCATGGATGGGACGAGAAGAAAACCCGATGAATCCTGGCGGTAGATTAGATTTATGATTACCGGGGCCACCGGAGCAAACTTCTTCGGTGGCAACGGAAGAGGCACACCCCCAAAGGGGCGGTTTCCGTAACAACATTGGCGGTATTTTCAGACAAATCCCAGAAGAGGATTGATTCCGCATTGACTGCTGCAGCAACAATATAACTTCTTCAGGCTCTTCAGCAGATCGAAATTCAGTCGCAAAAACCACTCTCAGCGCATGCCAAGCCACAAACGAAGCAATTAATTTAATCATTTTCATTCAAATCTCCAAGTGATGGCGGTTGTCAAATGCATAGCGTTGATAAAAGAATGGAATTAAATAGTCTGTAGTGCTAATCTTAATAACCATTTCGCATCAAGGAGTACTGATCACCTCAAACGTCAGGCCAACCGGGGCGGGTCTCTCGCTTAACATTCTATATGCCTCATCACCACAATAACGACTAATGGAGAAAGCTATGTCAACTTATAAATACGCTGCGATTGATCCAATGTCCCTATTTTTGTCTGATCGTGCATACTTAATTTGGGTGGAATTACACCACCCACATGAACCTGCCCTATCCAAAGTTGCTGAGGTCGTCAAGACACTAAGCCCAGAGGAAAAAAAGTTTGCGCTCTCACAAGCCAAGAAATTGGCTGCCTATAGTAAGGCAGTGACAGAAAGTTTGAGCAAGTAGCAGTTTAGTAAACTTATAATTTTTTCTGGAGTGCGCCCGGCCCCTAAACCGGGCGCAATCGACTGAATTAATTTCATACACAATAATTTTCTGAGAGCACCATCCCATCCCGCTCAAACTCCGGCGTCAGAGTATCAATCGCCCGGCTTTCCAGTGCTATCAATCTCTCACCCACCTTCTTCATCGCATGATGATAAGCACCATGTGACAAACCGAACTGCTCAGCCATTTCGCGGAAGGTAATGCCGTTTGACTGTTTTTTGTTTAAAGCGCCGACCGCCTTGGCGATCATGATATCTACCGCCAGCGGGTTGAAATTCGGGAATGACGGCGCCATCCATTCGCCCAGGTTCATGATTGCTTCTTGGCGTTCGCTCGAGAACACGAAGCGTTTTTTACCGTCGATCGCTGCAATTTCATTCACTCCGTAGCGCGCCTGGATAGCCCACGCTTCCGGGCCGGGCAGTCTGTCGCGCACGATTGCGCGGATCATGGCGCACTGGCCGCGAATTTCCAGGGGAGACAATCCGCTGAAATCCACGGTGGAAGGATCGCCTTCATTCCATATCCCCAGCTCCTTCATGATGGCGCGGATTGCCTTGGACATGATGTTTTCGACGGATACCTCATACGCCTGGATCATATAAGAGAAATGAAGAGCCTGCGAAGTTGAGCGAAACATGGCTTGGTTCATGCGGTTTCCTTGTAATCTTTGCATCTGCGCCCATGATTGCGGCGCCTGCCGTTTTCATCGGACTTGGTGCAAACCGTTACATCCGCACCGAAAGCGCGCTCGGTATGCTGATGAATACACCCTCTGCATGTTCTGGATTCCCTGGCGATCAATATTTTCAAAGGATCGCGGAATATCAGATTGGATGGAATGTCACGATCCATCATGCTGACATCAACTCTAACTCGCGCACAATCACGACGACGCCGGGTGTTTGTGAATATCTCTTGCTTTGCGATGACTTAACAATCTGCACGTCGTCGTTGTAAACAACACCATTCATCCCATCCTCAATCGCCTTTAGAACGTTTGAGCAATCCGGTTTTTTTGTAGCCGCTATCAATCCTTCCACCGCCTGCTCCTGCTTCTTTTTTGACCATGATTTCGGTATCTGCAACCTGATGTCTAACTCCATTGCCACTGGCCCTGCAATTAATGATCTCCCAGACATTGCAACATGCGCAGCGTGAGCCACCAATGATTCATAATTCGCTGTTTTTTCTGGTGTGTAATGAGTAAGGAATTTTCCTCTACGCGCTGTTTTGTGCCGCCCTTTCCCGACAGGATTTCCCGGAACAACAAACTGAACTTCATTCATTTCTTGTTTTTCCATTCCGTTTTTACCCTTTCCGAAACCGCATCAGCAAATGCATCGCCGTATAACCTTCGCCATGAATCGATGCATTTGACGCAGTACTCCCGGGTGATCGACCGATTGATCCAGTCAACAGCCTCGTCCAAAGTCGGTTGCCGGTATTTTTCCCGCTCATTACGCACCCCTGCCTTCAGGCCTGTCTGGATTTCTTGTCTGCATCGAAAATCAGACTGAGTTCCGTTGCAGCTTTACCCGCTTGCTTGAAACCGATCAATGGTTTATCGGTTCCGCCAGCAATCACGCGCTGGCATTTTTCGGCATCTCCAATCATCACGAACGCTTCAAGCTTCATTCCTTTGCTTCGGTTGTACGCATTCGCTACGCCAGTCAATACCGCAGGATATTCAGGTATTTCGCTACGTTCTCGGAATCCCCGGTACCTATTTTCGAACTCACGAGCCACGAACGGCCATTCATCTTCATTTTTCTGTCCCAGCGGAATCCATCCACCCATGTCATGCAAAACCCGATGGATTAACGGATCATCGAAAACAACATCAACGTAGGTACCCTTGTGACGCACAGCTTTGTCGACTTTCGCCCACGCAATCAAAGCCGCATCTTGCGTTGATCCTTGCAACATGCGGATGATGTCGGCTGGCTTCGGCAGCCATTTTCCGGATTCCGTGTTGACCACATGCCGGTTAAAAGCTTGAATGATCGCTGGAAGGTCGTGCTGCTTCAACGCGTTCCACCAAAGATCAAGAGCAAAATCGTTGATTTCCTTATCGTAAAAACCGTAAACACCCGCCAATCCTTGGCGAAATTCTTCAAAGTCACGCTCAGTCATTTCTCATCCTCATTTCCGGTGGTTTCCAGCCCTTCACTGCGTCCATGTTTCGCTGCAAAAGCTCATCAGCCTTGTTCGGAATCTTGCCTTGCAGCACCTTGCCCTTTGCCTGCAAAGCTTCGGCCCGCTGGCTTTTCACGATCCCCAAAACGTAAGCAAACCCTTTGCCCTTGTCCTTCGCGGTTCGTGCTGCGTGCATGAATTCGTCAATCGTTGCACCGGCTTCGATCAGCATCAAAAGCTTCGGGTGAGCCGGGTTTATGTCGATAATTCCGATTTTTTTTATTTCGAGGCACACGCTTGCCGCTGGGGTTGGTTCCCTACTCTGTTGGGAGGGATAGACAGTGTGTGTTATATCCTCTGGTTTATGGTTATTGGTTAATGGTTCTTGGTTAGGCTTTTTTTCGCTTTCAATTGGGTTAGCGAAATTAACCGACTGGGTTTTCTTCGGCCTGCCGCCTTTCTTTCCATTGGTTGAGTTTGTTTTGCATTTAGTGTGATATTCAATGATTTCTTGCTCAATTCGTTTGTGAACCCATCCCGAATCAGTTAAATAGAAGAAATCAGATAACACATTTTTTACATTTGGTTCATCTTCGGTTCCCAAACCTAACCGACGCAAAACCGTTTGGGTTTCTTTCGGTATTGGTGATTCATCGAGGTAACACCAATCAATAAGAGTCCGATAAATGTAATGTTCGATCGGCTTAAGATGAGCCGTATCTTTGCGATAGTCGGCTATATTGAATTGGTAGTAATGCAATTTATTTATTCCAAAGGTGGATTAACTTGTCCAGCCAATGCTTGTCTAGCACGGATTTCTTCGGCCTTCCAGTAAGCTTCCGACTGCTTGCTTTTGAATAGCTGATCGATCAATGAATGCCCGCGAAAAGCTTGTTGCTCATCCATTTTGTTGGTCTGCAAATCACTTAACCAAGATTGCAAATCATCGTAAGCACGCCTTGATTCACGCGATGCTTTGAGCAATTCATCCATGGCGTGTTTTTGTTTTCCTAAAAGAATGAAATATTCGTCTTTTGTCATGGCATTCTCCCTGTAAAATTATTTCTTCCCAGCCACACTGGCTGACCGGAAATTAACTTGCAACGCTTCCATGTAAATCTTCTCCAGTGCCTTGTCCGCTGCGATGAGCGCTTCCCGCATGGCGATGAATTCATCCCATGGTGCAGATACGTCATGGCCATCCGCCCGCATTTCGTTGAGTAGGTGCATTAGGGGTGAGATGAACGCTTTAGTATTGGCGAGCATGGACATATTCAGTCTGGCTGGGTTTTTACCATTCGCGGAGACGAAGCCGGATTGTTCCAGTAGTTTTCGTGGGTAGTTGTAACGCTTTGGTGGTTCTGCGGGTTGCAGCGGAAGTGATTTTTGTTTTGGGTTTGGTTGTGACAAAAACACTCGAATAACTTGCAAATGGAACGCTGCGCTGATCCAGGCGGCGTAGGCGATTACCAGTTCGCGGCAGACGTAGGTACCAAGTCCTTGTTTTGCAATGATAGGAGTTAATTGCTCAGATTTGAGCAATTCAATTAAATCAATAGCTTGCTGATTTCTAAGCCAATTGGCAGGCTTATACGCTGGATTGTTTCCAGAAGACTTATGCAGATCATTAAGGGAATACAGTCCATTGATCTGACGGATTTTGGTCGTGAAAATGGTTAGTGCGGTCATGTTTGGCTCCTTACTAGGGAGTTGACCGTCAGCAACATGCAGGCGGTCGGGCGCTAGTAACCGGCCAAAGTCGGCGGAGTAATTCCCCGAAGGTGTTTTATTCCTCGCACGCCCGACCATTGAAAACAATGGGCGTAAAAAAATCACGTTATCGGACGCGATGTACCGCTTTGGCTTGGGTGTTACTAGCACCTGAGCGAAAGGATAAGCCTGTTTGATGGAGGATGTCAAATAGAACCCAGTACACCTAGAGAAGGAAGAGAAACATGGCGATGTACTGGGGGGAAACCTACAACTACGACACGTCCAATCATCCGGCTACGCGCAAAGGGACGCGCTGACTGGTGCGGTATATTCAACTTATGAAGATGAATGATTTGCATTCTACCTGACATCACATCCATTTGTAAATGAGTTTTATTCTCATTTGTATTATCTGATTAATCATTCGCACCCCTTCTCCGGCTCCGCTTCGCGCGGGCAATAAATGGCAAAAGTCAAAATCATCAATTCCTGCACGGTTCTGTGAATCTGCTGGCTGGTATTTGTCAGATCTTTCTTCTCGCGCCGGTCGATCCTGCCATCTTGGGTATGGTGGCTAAATTTCTCCGATAACTGGCCAAGCTCCGCATAAAGCTGATTGAATTTGCCGAGTAACTCTTCATGATCGCATTCATCCAAATCCGGCAGCTTCACAAAAATACCACCCGATTCCTGGCTGATCGCCTCTGCAAACAGAGTGGTTTGAGAGAATGCCTGCAACTGCATCGCGGTATGCACGTTGATCTGCTGCCCTTTGCGCTCATAAACCCGGTTTTCCAGCGCATCTTTCGTCACACCCAGCGCCGCAGCCATGGCTGGCCATCCTCCCGGATAGGCCGTGATCATCTTTGTGTAGGCTTCTCGTGTATCCACCGCTTTCACCTCTGTCTTGTGGTTTTATTTTTCAATCAATGCTTCTAAAGTACCCCTCAGAAAAAAGCAGCCATGACCGCATATCACGGACGGACACGACTGCTTAAGGGGGGTCTTAGCTCCGGTTCTCCGGCATATCCCGTCATTGACCGGACGGACACGGCGTGCAAAAGGTGGCTTCTCCGATACCGGTAAAATAGGGAGCTCCACCAACCTACAATCAGTAAAGGAGAAACCATGAATAAACAAAAATCAGTCATCGGAATGGCCTGGTACCGTGCGGAAGATTACGACGCTGTCCTCGGGATCATGTCCGACAGCCGTAAGCTTCCCGATACTTTCAGTGAATGGCTGCTTAAAGCCGAGAATGGAGAGAAGGAATTGACAGCCTCCGGTCATATCGTGGTGCGCGCCGTCATCGATCCCAAAACGTTTCCCGATTGGTGCCGGTCTCGCAACCTGAATGTCGACGCCGAGGCACGAATGCATTTCGCCACCCTCGCCGCCAGGGAATATGTCGAAAGACATAACAGCCATTGAAAAGCCTGTGTCTTGCATAGTTACCTTATCGTTAACCATTAATCTTTCACCTTGAACTTATGAATGAACCCAGCAGAAAAATCATTACGCTCGACGACCTGGAACGACGAAACATAAATAATCATTTCAATCTGTATTTTGATTGGATTCGTCAAATTGTTTCGCTGTCAGTAGCTTCTCTGACCGCACTAATTGCACTTCAGGGCAGTTATCTTCCCACTCACCCAGAATTACCAATTTTGTTAGCCGTGTGTTGGGCGGGACTACTATCCACAATTCTTCTGGGGGTTCTAGCGCTTCGCACTCAATACTCCGTATATATTCGTTCAGCAGATCGTATTCGCACCATGCGCGAAAAGCACGGAGACGCTTATGCTGCCAAATACCTTTCAAAAATCGGCATAACCGCCTCGCCTTGGTACCACAAGTGGGTTGTCCGTCTGATGGTTGCTTCGTTTGTTCTGTCTCTGGTTTCAC